AATGGCTATTCACCTGTTAACAATGGAATAATCCCTTTTTGGTTATTAGGGGGGGATATATTTTCATAAGAGGGAAACTGTTATCTTTTCCGGAAGATCAGCCACTGGGGGGCAAACCGGACTGATGGCAAACCCCTTAATGCGTTATGCGCGGGCGCATGAAGAGATAGTCGGGATTAACTGTATGAATAACCGGCGGTTGACCTTTGGGTGTTTCCTTGGTCATCACCGATGTTTAAAAAAAAATATTCTACGGGTGGGCGCACGCATGGGACACGGGGGGACCCCCGCATATGCTATGCAATGTCAACATCAATTTGTGTTAAAATAGTAACATGTATAGGTAATAGGGGGAGATAAAGCTGGGGGACCAAAGTCACAACCGTCGGATAGACAGCGGGGACGAAAGTCATAACCGTTAGGGGAGAGAGGGGGGAAACGGGAGGAGTGGTATATATATTACCCGGAAGGGGATACCTTCATTGTATAGGTAAAGTACAAACTTGTCAAGAGAAAAAACTTCAGAATAGACCCCCCTTGTATTTTTTTTTTTGTAAAATACAGGATATACCACTTTGGGGTTGACTTTGTTACAAAGTTACCCTAAACTATACTATAAAGTTTTTTAATTTGTTAGCACATCCCGACACGTACCTTCATTCACATAAAGATATTAAAACACAAAAGGGTGATGACTGGCTAACTTAAAAAACTTTACTATTACTTTTTTTGGAACCAACAATGTACAAAGTATTTGTGTTGGTTTGTTCTCTTTACGCACCAGATAATTGTATTGTGGGGGTTGATAACGTCAATGTTTACCCAACACTGGTGCAATGTAAGGCCCGTGCTTTTGAAATTAATAAAGAAATAACCTTGTTAGCACCCGGCTGGCATGTAGCCTTGTTTAAATGTGAACAAACCGAAAGTATATGACGATGAATCTCCTGCCACAAACTAACAAAAAGCGTGAATTAACGCCCCAACAAGAAAAATTCCTTGATATTTTGTTTGAAAACGGAGGAAGAGTCACATCCGCTGCAGTAGAAGCAGGATATTCGCAAGGATCTGCCGCTTGGCTTAAAAGTAGCCTAGCTGATGAGATACTTGAGCGAACAAAATCTCTGTTATCTGTTAACGCTATCAAAGCTGCAAACAGAGTTATTAACACAATAGACGGAGAAAACATCGAAAGACACGATGATTTGCGCCTACGGGCTGCAGAATCGCTTCTGAACAGGGTTGGTCTTGCAAAGCAAGAGACAATTAATCACAACGTTCAAGCCGTACACGGTGTTGTTCTGTTACCACCAAAGAATGAGGACGACGGAGTAATCATCGATGGCTGAACAAGACCAGCCAAAGAGGCGGGGCAGACCTAAAAAAGATCCCAACGCCCCCAAAGCTTCGTACAACGTGTCAAGTACCGAACGAGCAAGACGTGAAACACAAAAAAGGGTACGTCTTGCAAAGAGACGAGCGGAAAAAACAACAAAACTAGCAGAAGATAAAAGATACTACGCTAGAAAAATTGAACAATCAGCCAAACGAGTAGAAGATGCACTCAAAGGAACAAAAACCCGTGTCATTGACCAACAAGATCTCAGCATATTACCACCTGCTGTCCAAGATCTCGTTGGTGAAAGCGATGTCGTATTCCAACCTAACCCCGGCCCCCAAGAAGACTTCCTCAGTGCAAGCGAACGAGACGTTCTTTATGGCGGAGCCGCAGGGGGTGGTAAGTCGTTTGCTTTATTGGCTGACCCCTTACGTTATTGTCACAATCCCAATCATCGTGGGCTTCTTCTTAGGCGTACTTTGGATGAGCTTACCGAACTAATTGACAAATCCCGCCAACTTTACACCAAAGCTTTTCCCGGTGCAAAGTTTCGTGAATCAAAATCCACGTGGCACTTTCCATCAGGAGCAACAATCTGGTTTACCTATCTTGACAAAGACAAAGACGTTACCCGTTTTCAAGGTCAAGCCTTCAACTGGATTGGTATCGACGAAATAACCCAGTACCCTACACCTTATGTGTGGAATTACTTGCGATCAAGACTTCGTTCAACAGACCCAGAGTTACAAAAACACCTGTACATGCGTTGCACAGCCAACCCCGGCGGTGTCGGAGGGTGGTGGGTCAAGAAAACCTACATTGATGGTATCGAACCAAACAAAAAGTTTCCTGCGTTTGACATTGATACCGGAAAGCCTTTTGTGTGGCCTGATGGTCACGAAAAAGCAGGTCAACCGTTGTTCTTTCGTAAGTTTGTCCCTGCACGGTTGACTGACAATCCCTTCCTCATGGCAGATGGTCAATACGAGGCCATGTTGAGGTCGCTCCCAGAAGTTGAACGAAAGAGGCTTCTTGATGGGGATTGGGATGTGGCAGAGGGAGCAGCCTTCCCAGAATTTTCACGGAGTAAACACGTTGTCGAACCTTTCGAGCTACCTACAAATTGGCCTCGCATACGAGCAGCCGACTACGGGTATGCGAGTCCTTCATGTGTTTTGTGGGGTGCTATTGATTGGGATAATAATATCTGGGTTTATCGAGAACTTTATGTAAAGCACTTGACAGCAGAAGAACTTGCCAGTAAAATACTAGAAGTAGAAGAACTAGACCCTTTACCTCACTACACTGTTCTTGACGCCTCTTGCTGGAATAAAACAGGTATGGGGCCATCCATTGCAGAAACGATGATGAGATCAGGGGTAAGGTGGACACCTTCAGATCGTAATAGATTACAAGGAAAAATGGAGTTGCACCGTCGTTTAGGTGACGATCCCTACACAAAAGAACCCCGACTAAGAATTTTTTCATCCTGTCAGAACATAATAAAACAGATGGCAGGAATACCTCTTTCTAAAACAAATAGCGAAGACGTCGATACGAAAGCTGAAGATCACGCTTACGATGCGCTTCGCTACATGGTTATGACTCGTACCAGTGGGTACGCTTCTATTCACAAACAACTTGGTGCAATTAAAAATCACGTGTATCAAGTACAAGATGAAGTCTTTGGATACTGATGGCTGACATTCCTAGATTAACAAGTGAGCAAAAGAAAAATCTGACTTTACGTCAGCTTTTTGAGTATGAAGCTGCAAGTAAACCGTCTAAAGACCCGAAGAAACCCGGAGTACCGGGGGAAGTCAAAAGGCATTTAAAACAGCTAGAAGGTATAGTTGACCCAAAAACAAACACCCCTGTTCTTGACATGGTTGTTAAGGACATGGATGTGGGACAAGTGATGGGAGACATAATCTCTGACAGTCCTTACAAAGATGCGGATGTTACAGCAAGTGGAGTTAAAAGATCCAGATCTGCTCTTTTAATCACTCGCTTAAACACTATGTTTGCAGGTGCTGGATTTGGTGATGGTTACGTTAAAAATGAAACCTCATCTTATTTGACTCCTGACGTCTTTACTAAAGAAGCAGGATGGTCTTTTAAACGGGCAAGAAAAACTCCAACAGGATTTCAAGACGATATATACGTCAAGTTAAAACAGATATTAGCAGATGAAACTATTGACAAAGAAGTCAGACTTCAAATGGGAGCGCATATTTTTGGTGGTTTTAGACCAGACAATCTAAGTAATTTTAAAATTGAAAATTATGATAGAGAAAATGGGATATTAACATTCTATGATCCTAAAACAGAAAAAGATAAATTTCTTGTTGTCAACCCTGCTGTTAAAGGAATTGTAGATGAACAAATAGGAGATAGGACTTCTGGTTTAATATTTCCTAATGCAAAATCTAATCAAACAAAATTAAATAACATTTTAAAAGACCGACTGGATCCTGTTACTTTTAGTAAACCCGGTGGAACTTTATCTTCAGAAAATTTTACAGTATATAAGTTAAGAAATCTTAACGAAACTATTTTGTCTGATTCAGGCTTGAGTGAAAATGATATAAATTATCTCAATGGAAGAGCGTCTTCAACTGAGGCAGGAGGTTACGTTGCCAGTTCAGCAAGAAAAAGAAGAATTAATAACGCAGCAAACGAGCTAGTTGCAAGTATTGCAGGATATTCTGGAACAGCTACTGTA